TTATGCGCTGAAAGAAAGCCTTTGCTGAGCAACCTCAACATTTAGTTTTTCTTTCTCTATTCCAATATAGTTTCGTTTTAACTTTTTTGCAGCTACTAGAGTTGTACCCGACCCAGCAAAGGGATCGGCAATGATACTACCTTCAGGAACAATCCTGACTAATTGTTCCATTAGCTCAGTAGGTTTGCCGGTCAAATGAAACTTATCTTTTTGCTTTACTGATACGCGAAAACAACCTGGCCATGGACCTCCATGTATTGCTTTGGGGCAGCTACCCTTTGTACCCCAGAGAATATACTCAACTTGATGACGAAAGTATCCTTTGTGAGGTGCTCTGCTTCCTTCCGTCTTATCCCAAGCTACGGTGCCACGCCAGATAATATTACCAAACTGAATTGCATCGCTTGCTGTTGGTACCTGCCGCCAATCAGAAAACATCAAAAAATATCCTCCCGGCTTGAGGATACGATGGCACTCGCTAATCCACATTGTACACCAGTGCAACCATGACCGGCAGTCTCTATTATCACCATAAAAACTAGGGCGGTGAATCACTTTATTGGTACTTTGCTGATATTTTTCAACTGGATCTTTTGAACGTTCCGCATGAGATATTCCACCGCTAGAGTAAGGTGGATCAGTGATAAATGCATCAACGCTATTATCCGGCATTTGTCTAAGTACTTCAAGGCAATCGCCTTGTATTATTCTATTGATTAAGTTCTTCATTGTCTCCCTCCGTTCGAACATATGTTTTGTTTTAGTATAGCTCGAATGGAGGGAGCTTGTCAAAACCAAAATCACTTCATTATCGGAAACTGTATTCCCGCCGCAGCGCTTCTCTGATCACCATATGCCCACCAAGATACATTTTTATATAGTGGCCCATTTATTTGAGCTGCTGGCCCATTAGTTGACCATCCAAGTCCTAGATTAAAAGCAGGCTTGGGTGATGTAATATTAACCCGCATTTCAGTCTGTTCAGTAATAACTAGCTTTCCGTTTTGGAATTTACTATCTTCTTTTACATCGGACAGGACTTCATATTCCTTACCGTTTACTTTTACATATACTTTGCCTTGATTCTTAACAAACTCAACGTCTGTTTTTTCTTGCTCGCTGGTGCCAGAATCAACCACCTTTGGCACATAGACTATTTCTTGGGTGTGAGTGTTCTGCCCCTGGACGTAAACAATCTGCGGTTCACCAGACTTAGAAGCTTCGCCGTTAGTATTAACACTAACTACCGGGCGCGTATCTTTCAGCGCCTGATCTTTAATGTGCTGCTTCCACTCCTGGTACTCGGCCCGGACAAAAAACAATGAAGCTGCCACAACGACAGCTCCGAGAATGTATTTCCATTTATTTTTCACAAAAGTTGTAGTTTGATCTAGATTAAGCAATTACACCACCTCCTGATTCCTGTACCAATTTGCTTTACCGCGCAGCACGTTGCCGCCTTCTCCTTTATCCACACCTGGAAAAAACCATAGATCCCAACGTTCGCAACTAAATCCTGGCCCATATTTTCCATCAGGATAACCATTAGGATCGTACCAGTCGTAGTGAGGATTGAAACCATCTAAATTATTGGCAGCTTCAGCATGTGTCATAACTCGATAGATGTCTATTGTGAGATCCAAAGCATCTGCTAAGACAGCGATAACTTGTGCCATAGCCTCAATCTGCAATTCTGTTGGTGGAGCCGCTCCCCAATGTCCTTCAGTATCTGCTCCTACACAACAAGCTAAAGATATCCCTATGGCCCCAGTATTTCTTCGATAGGTATGGTCTAAAACTGATGAAAAATCACGTGTAGAGACATATAACTTCCCATCAAAATCTACATGAATATGGTACCTGGAAGAAAACTGCCCATAATAGCCCGCACTCCAATGTAGATACAACTTCACATCTCGGTCAACGCTCCGGGCCGCAGCCCATAAATTACTTTTGCTCTGTAACGCTATCTGCTTTAGTTCCGCTAGTGTTACTTTTGTCATTCCAATCCCCTCCTTTTATTTGCCTCCAAGTCTCCAAACCCCGTTTTATGGTGTTTGATCCCAATTGCAGCCCCAGGGCAGTTAGTACTTTGTCCAGCATTGATGTCAGATTCATAGCTGTTTCAGGATATAAAAGCATACGATATACAATAATCAATACAGTTAAAGCCAAAAGAGCAATGATTACTCTATTTAATGAAATATCTCTTGGATCATAACTTTCAGATAGTACCAGGGGGAGATTATTTAATACTTGCATCATATTTTTAAAAAACATCCGGGCACCCCCAATAAAAATATCCGCCCTATTGGCGGTTTACTCCGGCAATACAAGCACCGGCAATTCTTCGATTAACTCATCTATTGTTGGCACCTCTCTTTCCCCACTTATCACAGCGGCTAGTTGTGCATAGCAGTAAGCCCACACAGCACTACGCCAAGCCCGGTAGGCAATTCCTTCGACCTGAAACTTCGGCACTGCTGATTCTTCGGCATAAGTTACAGCCGATAAAATATTGTCATATCCATTTAGTTTTGCAACGCTATCCATGTGGGCTTGTACGGCATCGGTAAGCTGTTTTTGCTGTTCTTCTTGTGATTTTTGAGGGTTTTGGTGCCGATAAATTTCTTCCGGCGTAGCTTCTCGCGCTCCCTCGGTCATATCCCCACTGTAAATAAATCCATCTTTATGCATATAAAATTTTTGTTCCAAGTTAATCACTTCCTAATAAAAGATACGGAATACATAACGCCAGTTTGCAAGGGTAGCTTTTACATAAGCACCACTATTCTTGTTTAACATGCCGATTCCGTTTGTTGTGGTAGATGTATACTCGCCCGTGTTAAACTGTATTTCTGATGCTGTCAACTTAGGAACAGGGTGATGCGTTGTTCCTTGCGAGCCTATGCTTGCCGTAGTATACCAGCCTATAGCATAATCCCCGATCGAATAGCCCCCTTCAGCAACAGCACATTTTAAACGTACATCATATATGCAATTTTCCGGGTCTATATCTAGGCCGTGATTAACAATGCAAGGGGTATTTAATACAGGTGTATATTCCCCAGATACCCATTTTCGCAGGCGATACCCTGTTTCTGTTTTACTGACCTTGTTTAGCACTTCATTTGACAATGCAGTAATGTCGATAAGCCCCTGGTTCGTTGGCGCGTCAAAGCTTTTGACACAAAAGAGGAATTTAATTGTATTAGGTCGAGTTTCTTCTCCACCAGTACTACCAGTTGAATAACTCATATCGAGAGGATCTTGTCCTGTACCACCATGATCGATTGTGAGGTTGTAAGCTGTTGATGTTGAAGCGGGTGACGCCCTTTCAATGTGGGAATGGCTTTCTATCATATGTAATTGCCAATGACCAGCTTCACCAGCAAGTCCACCGCGTGGATAATCCAGTATTCGAGGCAATCTAAACGTCGTACTACCATCACCACTGCTATAATAACCAACAGAACTTTGTACAGCAGATTGCGCTTGCCATTCGGCTTCTGTTATTGGCGGGTGATTAGCTTGCACCCATTCCCATAATTGCGGATAGGTAGCACGGCTAACCTCTGCGCCAGTGTCCAACGCCAGCCAACCCGGCTGGGCGTGAGTGGCTAAAAACGGCAAAACTGTGCCAATACCTACCCCGCCGCCGCTTTTGATATCCCTTACCCGCCAGCGCACTGTATTGTCTGTTATCTCATCACCGGCAGCACCCCAAGCAGGCTCGGTCGCTCCCGTTACACCGCCAACAATGCACTCTAAGTACATCCACGAATTAGCCGAAAGCGAAGTAGGATAGCAAATATCACCCGCGCCAAAATTAGTTGCCGCTTTCCATGTGAACGGCCTGCTAATTTCCGGCTTGTCTAACAGGCTATTATAGCTTACCTTTGCACCATCATTGCCACCGCTGTGTGCGTGCGTCAACAGACTCTTGAAGGTTGGCCGTTCATCAAGAATATCACTCTGCAATATAGTGCTAGCTCCGGCTCTTACTTTGACCTGAGCCAAACTAAACCAGCCATCAGGAACGGTTGGAGCTGCCGGTCCAGGAGCAGCAACACCACTAATCACCATAAAATCAATCGCACCAGACAGCCTGGTCATCACCGTTTTTTGAATAACCTGCCTTGATACCGTATCAACCATGACATTCCGAGTCTCCGGTGTATCCGCTATTTCGTTGTAACGGGCGCACACCCGGTCAATTCTCATGTAATCAGGATGAGCCGCTGTTATTGTGAGCGCTGGATCAAGATTCACGGTAAGCTGCCCTTGTTGGCCAGCCTGATAAGCGCGGCCAGGTTTTACATAGACCGTCATATCCGGCACTGATTGCGCTTTCACTTCTAAGCCCACAACAGCTGTGTTTTGGTTTAGAAAGTCAGCAATCATTAACTTGAAAGCATCCCCAATATAGCCGCCCTGTCGCAAAAAATCTTCGATTAATATCTCCGAAAAAGGATTAAAATTCACCTTATCCATGGCATCACCTCATTGTATAAATTCGACCCATACTTCCGTCCCGGCAGGCTGCACCGAATGAATGGCATTAAGTACATCCTCACGCGAAACAGCGCGTTCGGTATTGGTAACCGATGAGAAATAAAATCCGACATCACCAAAATACCCGGCATTATAAAAACTCAGCCCGGCTCCACCGTGATAATCAGCCGCCAGGCGCACCCGGACATAACCGGTATAGGAGGTATCTTCCTGGGTACCCATCCGGGCACAATATACACCGCTGCCATCAGCAGCAGCTGCCGTATCTTTTTCCTGTTTCGGAACATAAAAAAATCCGGCATTCCAATAGGCTGTGTCCCGGATCGGTTCAAAAATTTCTACCGGATCTCGCCCGGTTATGACTTTGACAGCCTGCCGGATAGACTTTCTGATTCCCCGGACGCGAAACAAGGTTAAGAGCAGCCTGGCGCGAAACGCTTCATCCGTCTCGGCAGACTTCCTCTTCAGCCTGGCAAAATCCCAAGCCCAGCGGTCCAACCACTCACCGGAAGCCGTCATCAGGTAAATCTGGTTAATAAAATAATTAATGCCGTTTTCCACCGCATCGATCACGGTTTGCACGGCATAGGCAAACATATAAAGGAGTGTGCCAGGCTTCAGTGCATCTTCCCCGAACCAGGTCAAATAGCGCAGAATCTTCATGCCGCAATCACGACCTTTTCTGCCGATGTACGCAGCAGCTCATCGACTGCCGGAATAACATCTTCAGCCGGATCAAGAACGCGGACATTCTTCACGCCATCAATGCTTCTGGCCAGAAAAATCAGATCTGATAAATAAAGCGCCTGCCCCATTTTAAGCGCATTAACATACTTGACAATAGCACTCTGAACGGCAGGTTTTACATGTTCAGCCTGGGTATCTTCATCGTAAGTCAGTTGAATTTGTGTTGTAAAATCAAGCAAAGTTGCCGATGCGACGATATATTTTACTGTAAACGCTCGGTAGTCCTCCAGTACGGCTCTTACGGACTGCAGCAGTGTTTCATTGGCCACACCGCTGCCATCGTCGATGTAGATAGTAAACCAGCCTTTGGATGGATAATTCTCCTTGAGAGTAACTGACATTACACCTTTAACGTCCTTCGCAGCATATTTAAGCGCTGGGCCAGTTCCCCTGCTCAAAGAATCAAAGTATTCCGGTACCCTGTTCACATAGTCCTCATCGCTTTCTATATCGGCCCCGCCACCCATTAGCTTGATCTTGCCCCATTCCAAGCCGCTTATGGCAATTCCCGCTTGCTTTAATGCGGTTCCTGGCGGCAAATCATAAGCGCTGCCAATGTCGGTAGCCTGGGCCTCGATGTCCACAGCACTGTCACCAATATTCAAGATCGCATCTTTTTGTGTAATATACTGCAGTGTGCCGGTCTCATCCTGAAAAACCGTCCCGGCTGATATCTTGATTGTCATGGGCGAAGGCGAATCACGACCGGCGGTTATGAGTCCATAGCTGGCCGAACCTTCCTGCCTTAACATGCCAAGATCATTCAACCTCCGGTCAATCCACTCACCTTTACTTGTTCCTAAAAAGAAGAGCGAAACAAAAAACTGCAGCCGGTACCATACTTCTTCCACGATGGCCGCTACAGCTTCCAATATGGTGCGCAGCGCCGATCCAACATTGAAATCAGTCAGCTTGCCGCCTTCCCCTACAAAGGTAAATAAATCTTTTAGAATGTCCTGAAACTTCTTAAACACTGTCCGTCACCTCTTCGGGCGCGTAATCCCATGTGAGATTGTCTTGCCTGCCGTCAAGCACCTGGTAGGTGATTGTAAAAATTACATAGCGCTCTTGCGGTACCGCCTCATAGGTTACACCCAGAACACTGGATCTCGGATCATCATTGATGGCCTCCCGGATGGTAGCCAACGCCTCTAAAAACCAGGTATCCGTCATTGGCTCCGACAGGATATCCCAGATACCGCAGCCATATTCAGGATGCGCCCACAGTTCCCCTTTGCGGGTATTAAGCCGCTTTATAAGCGCCTGCCGGACGTTACTGAGATCGTCAATACGTGAAACATCACCAGTCTGCGAAAGTTTAAGATCATTGCTGCCGCTTGCGAACAGTAAACTTAGACCGCCATCCAGCGCAATATCAACGCCTAATTTTGAATTTGCCATATCCTCACCCCCCGATAAAAACATTGCTTGAACCCGTCGAATGACTGCCCGTTTTTCCACACTTCTGACAAGTGGTCATGTCGCCGATCCGCGTGGGCGGCTTTCCATTTACGAATACCGAATTTGAGCCTTGGACACTGGCAAACGTGCCGCCATGGGGGCAATTGGTTGGACCGGTATCGCCCAAACGGTGTACAGGCTGGCCATTTACAAAGACATTGGGGCTTGCCTCCTGGTTGGTGCCAGTCCGGCCATGGGGGCAACACGGCAAGCCCAGATCACAAATACCGGTCGTGGCATCCCCTTGCCTGGTTACAGCTGGCATATCATCACCTCAATTGATATGGACATTGGCACCACGCAGCGTCAAATCACCCTTTGCCTCCAAGGTAACGTTACCGGCTTTGTCAAATCGCAAAACTGAGCCGGATTCATGAACAAGCGTGAAGGAATCCCCCTCATCAGGTGCCGGATCTCCCTCCTCTGAGTAAAAGCAGCAAACTACGCAGCCATTATTTAAATCACCATTTGGAAACTCCACCAAAACCTCGTTCCCGTCATGCAGCGGAGCGTGTAGCCCCCAGCCAGCACCGACATACTGGCTGCCAACACGGATATAGTCGGTTTCAATGTCCAGTAGTGGCAGATAGACTTTAACCCGGTAACCTTTCACGCTGGTGACAATACCATACTGGCTCCTGGCATCAAGCAAAGGCCGTCTCCCTTTCATATGTTCCCTCCTACATGGTCCGTTCCCGGTAATTGTATAAATCCTGTCGATATTGAGCCGCACTATCCGGGCGCTGGCTCGTTATAGAAATTTCGGTAAAACAGCTCCTTTTTGACAAGCTGTGCCGCGCCTTTTCAATGTAATAATTGCTGTCAAAACGGCCACAGCCTTTTACTGTAACCATTTTTTCCGGTATCAAAAACGGAGAGCCTGCCACTCTGACCGGTTCAGCCGTTACCACTACCCGTGACCATTCTTTAAGTCGTTTGGCCGCGCTCTGATCAGCCAGCTCCTTGGTTTTAGCTTTGGGATCATATATGACTCTTTTTTTCTCACCGTATTTATCAATCAAGGCCTGGTTCTTGGCCTCACCCTCAACCAGGCCTTTCTTTTTGCCCAGCCAGTGGCGCACTACCACGTAATTGATGACGCCAACCAAAGAATCATCGAATTGAATCCCCAGTGCGTTTGACTTCTCTTGCTGGCGGTAATTAATTTCCGCAACGACCGTATCATCCTGGTCGCTGCGCGGCCCGAAATACAGGATCTTATTGCGCTTGACATAGCAGACAAACCCTTCCCGGTCAGCCAGTTCCTGCAGGATATCCCATTCCTTGCGGTCCTTATACAGATCCTTTTCAATAACGACTTCAGTCGGCGTTACCTGTGGTGTTAAGCCGTGTTTCTGTGCCAGCATCATGGCAATATCAGCTGCAGTCCGTTCGGCGAAAGCTACCGAAAACTCTGTATCAATGAGCCGAGCTGAATAATCCCGGCCTACGAGCTGTACTGTCATTTGCTCCCCAAAATAGGGCCTCACTCCGTCAATTTTCCCGGTAAAGAGGTGGGTCAGTTCGTCCTTCGTCCAGTTGCTCGGATCGGCTACTGTTCCCATCCAAAAAGAAATCTCCTGCTCTTTCCGTAGGTAGTCGGAAAGCAGGAGATCATTTCGCAGTGTGCAGTCAAAGGTATCGGCTGCAACATATAAACTTAACTCCAGGTTCAGATTGATGATATCGGTCCATTTTACAGCTACCTGTTCATTGGTATCTGGGTCAGTTACTTCGATCCAGCAGCGATGTGCCCCCATCCTATCACCTCTCGTTGAACTTCAGGTAATCGGATTGAGCAGCGGGCAGCTGCGCCATTTGCTCATCGAGCAGAGACTGCAGCTCGGCCAGATTGCTAGTATCCGGTACCCGGATTGATTTTGTTCCTTCAGGGATAATACTGCTGGGCAACCGATTAATTTGAGCTAAAAGCATCCACTGGTGCGGACTGCCCAGAACTTCAGTTGCAATGGATCTAAGTGTTTCCCCAGGTAACACTGGCCGTAAAGGCAAGCCTGCAATTAGTTCTTCGGTCCTTGGCCCCAAACTGCGCTGCTGGGCCATCACAACCAATGCCTGGGCTAACGGAATAGTGGTCTGCACCGTTTGCAAAGCCTGCTTAAGTTCCTGACGATTTGCCGGGGTTGATACCCGGCCAACCGAATGATTGACCGTAGCCAGGCTTTTATCAAAAGCATACTTAACATCATCAACCTGTTTTCGCATATTGGCGATTGGTGTCGTGACCGATCTTACTACACTCAAATAGTCTCTTCGTGCTTTATACAGGCTTTCCTGTACGCTTTGCGCCGCCTTCGACACATCATTAACCACTTTCATGGCCTTATTGATATCATCCTTGAGCTTATCCAATCCGGTTTTAGCCTTTGCAATTTTATCGGTTTTAGCCTTTTGTTGCGGCTTCTCTTTATCATAATCCGATTCGAGCCGTACAAGCTCAATGTCATAACGGACTTTATCGGCGCGGTAGTATTGATAAACGTAACTTTTGATCAGCACCCGACAAACAATGTCTTCAAACATGAATAAGAAGCCGCTTTTTTCGGTACCATCATCAATGTTCTTGCCGGAATCATAATACTCCTGTAGTGTTAAAGCCTGATCATAAGCGCCGTCACCATAGAAAATACCTGACCAGCGGACGGTGCGCTCATCGCGCCCCATATCCTGGTACCGGGGCCGATCCCCCGGTACATCGTATTTCACGAGCGTGCGCATGCCGCTGAAGTCTATTTTCCTTTCCGGGGGAATGGCAATCTTGATTTCACCTAAAATAATCTCGGTCATGGTGCCCACCCTGGCCGGGGATTATAGCCATCATCCTTATATTTACCCGGCAAATCCAAGTCAGCAACAAATTCATTGGCATCTTTTCTGGTTGGTACATTTACATGGACGTTATTGACCACATTATTGGTATTGCTACGATTTCCCCCGCCAACAAAAGGAGGATTCCCACCAAAGCCATCTGGCTTTAAATCTACACCACGTACTGGTCCATAAGAGGAAAGTCGCTGAGATAACCCCAGAGCCTCTCGAACACGATCAATAAAACCTCCTGCCCGATCCATGGCGTAGCGAATCCAACCGGTGATATTATCCCAAATCCGTCTGCCCCAATCACTAATAGCATTCCATACGCTGATGCACTTATCTCGAAAGCCCATGAAGTTAGTATTCCATGCCCATACTGCCGCAGCGATAATGGCAGACACTCCGAGAATAATCCAACCTACAGGACCCATGGCAACCAGCCACCCAGCACCAATCCGACCAGCGGCGATAATCCACTGAATAACAAAGCGATTCACCCAACCGCTAATCTTGCCAAGCCAAGGGAAAGCCCATTGGGCACCCTTCCAGAGCGATTCAAAAACACCGCCTCCCATGGACCTGAAGTAGACAAATGCATCCCGCAGCCCTATAAAGCGAATACCTATCCTCCCGATCCATCCTGCAAGCCCCACGGCATCACCGGCTAACCCAAAAATAAGAGCCTTCAAAAGATAAAACACCATGGTGCCCATTTTCAACATCCCCAATGTAGTCAGAATCCACATGATTCCTTTTACCACTGCCGGATTGGCCTCCGACCATGCGCGGGTTTTATTAATGGCCTCAGTGATCCCGTCCAGACGTTCTGAAACAAAAGTTCCAATAGGGTTTCCTGATTCAGCAGATAGATTAGACATACTGCCTGTCATATTCTCAAATCTTCCCATTAAATTCATCATTTGTTGATTAATACGTTGTTCAAGAGGCATTGCTTTTGCTATGTTTTCCCCAACGTCTTCCCAGCTTCCTTTGCCGCTTTGCATGATGGCCATAGCCGCACGCCCACCTTGTTCACCGAAAATCTTGTGCAGATATTTTAGTTGGTCATCCGGTCGCAAATCTTTCAAGGACATCCGCATAATATCAATGACTTCCTGCATCTTTTTAATTTTTCCAGTCGTGGCATCAAAGAAGACACTGCGTCCAGATTCAGTTAACCAGCCTAGGCTCTCCATATATAAACGCTGTTGTTTAGTCTGCGGAATCAGACGTTGCAGCATGTCGGCATAGTTTGTCCCCGCTGTACTGCCGTCCAGTCCGCGATTATTCAGTACAGCTAGTGCCTGTGCCGTTTCAGAAACAGCCTGCCCCAGTTGTGATGCCGCTCCGGCAGAATATTTAAAACCATCCTGCAAGGAACCGATACTGGCTGTAGAAGCTCCATCGACCCTGTTAATCATATCCGCAACATCTTTCATCTGCTCACCAGTTAGCTGATAAGCATTTGAAATTTTAACCATTGCTTCAGCTGATTGCTCAATCGGTACTTTACCAGCCTGTGCTAAATAAATTGCAGCCTGACCAAGACCAGTATATGTGTCTTTTAAGGTTGCACCGCCTTTAACCAATGTCGTCATGCCGTCGTAGGCTTCCCTTGTAGTAAAACGGGTTAAGTCCCCTAAACGCTTGGCTTCAATCGATGCCTTTCGCAAATCTTCCTGCATTTGAAAAATTGGAATACTCGAATCATGAGCCGCAATTTTTAAATCAGTAAAACTGTCTTCTACTTTAGCGAAATCCGTAACCGTTTTTATAACCGGAGCAAGCAAGGCAGCTCCTTCAGCACCATGTTCCATCGCAGTTGACCGCGCATTTTGTGCTTGATCTTTATATCGCTTAGCCGTTTCTTCAATCCGTTTAACACGAATCGTGACATCAATTTCCTGATTTAACGTATTTAGTTGTTGCTTAAAGGTTTGAACCTGACGCATAGCACTTTGTACCCCTGGCCCCATCCGATTTACCGCCTCCAGCATCATGGCTACCGTAAAGGAAACATTCACTGCCTCACCCCCCATCCTTACTTTCTTGTTGTTCTCGTTCCCTCTCTACAACCCACTCAAGCGATAAAAATAAGGCATCGCGTTCAATTTCATCAAGTTTTAGCCATTCATTGTAGGTGCATGCGTGGCCATATTTTGCGATTTGGATGAAGCGGTAGAGGTCAGTTTTTTCAGCAAAAAACTTGCCGCTTCCTTAGCCTTATTTTTCCTTTCTTCCGTCATGCCAAACAACTCTTGCCGCACTGCCATATAATAATCCAAATCACCGCTTGACATATCTTCAAACATTCTCCGGTAGTCACCATTAACTGCTACACCGTTTTCTTCAACAATGCATTTTACCGCCAGAATGCTGTCCATGAGCAATGAGGCAGACGCCATATTATCAATCGTCATCTTTTGCGCCTGAATAACATTAGCCCTATCCCGGCCACGACCTTCACGAAAACTGATTGTTTTACCACTAGGCAATTCCAAAGGTCCAAATATTTGATTATCCATAACAGGAACACTCCTTTTTAAAATAGAATTGATAAGTTAAAATGATAATGGAGGTGATTTCCATTTGAAAAAGTTAGTTGTTTTATTGGTTTTATCATTATTCCTCTTAGGCTGTAGTTCTTCTGAGCCAGCAAAACCAACTGTAAAAGTTGGTGGAAATGCTATAATCGCCGCTGATTCTATCGCTGCTAAAACTGAAGATGATCATACAGAAATGATGCGTTATGTTAATGCCAAAAATGAAGCAGCGGTTCAACGCATGTTAGAAGCTGGGCGTGTATTTTTAGTTGATAAAGGCGACTTAGTAACAGTCGTTGATCGTGGCCCATTGAAAACCAAAATTGAAATGTTATCAGGTCCATATAAAGGATCAAGAGGATATATTGTATCCGAACAAGTAAAAGCGGAATGAGACAGGTTAAAAACCTGTCTCATTTTTTATGCCTCCGCTATCCCTTCAGCCTTAAAGCTCATGTCCTTCTCGACTACTCCCTTACCAGCTTTAATTGCTAAATTAATCTCGTTGAACTTACAATCCTCCAGCTTAATACGGCCCAGCAACCCTTTGGCCGGTGCATCTACTGTGCAGGTAATAGTAAAACGCAAGCTGCTCAGTGTGCTCTGACCGCGGCGGATTGCACTTTGGCCATAAAGTCTGCTAATAATATCCATGCTCACCCAGCCCCTCTTCAACTTTCCGGTAATCTTAATATCACCATCGAGGAGCATAGCTGTCCGGCTGCCAGTAAGCCAGTATTCTTCATCTTCATCCTGAATTTTAAACTCTAACTCCTGATATTCACCGACAAACTCAGGGCCATTCGGTCCCATCACGGTAATGGATACGTCAAACCCTTGTACCGGTCTTTGTTCTGCGAAAAGTTGCAAACTAAACTGAAATGGTTGAACTTTGTCCAATTGCCTCACCTCCTTAAGCCGTTGCACTCGGCAGTTCCCTCTTCGTTTTCAAGATGATAAAATCAGCTGCATAAAGCGGCTTCCATCGGGCTATGATTGTTAAAATCCGTGCCAGAATATTTTCATCTGGATTGGTCTGTGAGTTACACAAGGTTGGCAAAAAGCCCATTATAAAACCCAGGTTGGCCTGTGTGCGCATATACGCATCCACCTGGGTAGCTAATGCTGCCCATAACGGCGGCGCATGATCCTCAGAAACTGCCCATTGAATGGAATGATAAATTTCCATATTCATTTTATCTTGCTGCCGTCTGATATTGGTTTGTCCCCATGCAGTATCCGAGGATAGTGTTACACCATTGCGAATCCGAAAACCACGGTTTGGTACTAAGGTAATCGGGCTAATTCGCGCCTGTGTCAAAACCTTAACTTCAGCATAAGTAAAATCCCGTTCTAGTTTACGAATCCCCATAATTTGCTTATTGCTTGGTGACTGGTGGGGATTTAGCGTTGCAAGACGGCCTGCATAATAACCGTCCGGTGCCACAAAAACATCATCGTTTGCTTCATCTGCCGGAGTCGCCCAGGGATAGGCAAAAATTCCACGCCCATCAGGAGTATCCAGTGTAGTGGTTTGTACGCAAGCAGATTCAATTCCCAAATTAGGAGCCGAATTTAGAATTGGAATCCGCAAGCCCTCTTCCACGTCGCAGTTTTCAGCCCAGGTAATCAGCGCCTGATGGATCATTGCGCTGTATTGCTGTGCGCAAAGTGCCAGGCCGCACTGAACCGGCTCCAGAGCCTTTAGACCGCTGCGTTTACCGCTGGAACTGATCGCGCCAATATAGTCAGCATCAGTAACGGCAGCTCCATCGGAACCGCCTGTCAACGCCGCTGCGCTCACCACCACAGGCAATTTAGTGGCACCTTCGGCTTTCGCAAGAGTCACTAAATTCTTTGTAATTGGCAGACTTTCCAGCGTAATCCCTTTAAAACTGTCCGAACTATCTCCGTCCGTTACAACAATATCAACACTGGATGTACCATTTGCCTTTACCGTTGCCTTTAGAGCATCACCCCAAACGCCAGGGCTTGTGGCCATCACGATAATGCTTTCATTCTCATCGGCATCTTCCAGGGTTAAGGATGCGCTGGCAGCCCCTTCCCCCACAATCCGAACGATTCTCAAATCATTCGCGCCCTGGTCAAAGCAGCCTTTAACCGACTTCGGCCCGGTAAGTCCGGCTTTATCAATACCGAACTTCTTTGTATAAGCAATTTCATCCCCGATTGTAACAACTGTGTTGACCGGTCCTTTCTGAAAAGTCCCGACAATGCCGATCCCCGCCAGCGACATTTGATTGGTCGATCTGGTGCCAACATCGGATTCATCAATTTGTACACCAGGCACAATAAATTCCATTGCCATAAGCGTTCACTCCTTTCTATGAAATGTCCACGGTCTCACCGTTTAAATTTAGACTAATCTTATCAACCTTAACGGCCTGATCTGCCGCGAACTGCCAAGTGACTGACTGCAGTACGCCTGCTGCCGGTCCTCGATCTGGCAGCCATTGAATGCCGCTGCCATCATCGGCCAATATATAATCCACGCCAGGTAAATACCCCGGAATCTCTACAATCCTGACAACCGGTGCAATCGGCAGCGGAGTCAACGTGCCAGTCCCTGTCATGGTCACCGCCATAGTAAAGCTACGATATGCGGAATTTCGCTCAGCATAAACCTGTACGTCAAAAGAAATAACGGCGATGTGCAAATCTTCATGCTCATCAGCCGTTACGTATTGAATCTTATTGACAAAGCTGCTATCTGCAACACCATCAAGCGTGTAATTAGCGGCCAGACAATGCCGGATATTTCCCGCAAACGCCTGAATTTGACGTTCACCATACTCCAGACGATCCTCCTCTTTACGCCGATCGGCAACAGACAGCTCCCGGTTATCGAGACTTGCATAAATTTTTATGGCAGCCTTTCCCTCATCCAGCGCCCGTGTATACTCCGAGAAGTCCTGATCATCACACCCTACGCTAACCGTGCGAGTTTTGCCAGGAATCAACCCGTTTACCTTATGCCAGTTTTTCACATTACACAGGCTCGGTTCTCTTTTTAAGACTTCAACAATTTTATCGACAATCGCTTCAATCACCGGCGTACCACCTCCTCACTTACACTATCCACAGCAATTCTGGCCAGGAGCGGCACTTCGCTTGGCGGTACCACCAGATAGTCGCGTTTTGGCATCCTGACACTTTTCAGTCTCAGCAGCCGGTTACCGCATGGCACCATTAAAGCGCTCCCTTTAGCCCGGATAACACCGCCCAGGGCGTGAATTCTGGCATACGGCTTGGCACCAGTTGGGCCAGCACTGACCTTGGTATCTTCAGCCAAATAGTTCATCGAGTTTTTCAATTCTCCCGACCTGGACAGAATTTTATTCCCCATCGCCTTTAAGGACTCCCGGCGCAAAATACTAGCGCGCCCTCTGGCTTTAGCCTTGTCATACCGTTTGGTATTTTTAGCCCGCTGCTGTGCCCCTATCGCCAGGTTAGCCTGCGTGATTGGGCTTCTGGCCTTCCACTTGCTGGGTCTGCCTTCTGCTTCAAAGTTGCGATCAATAATGCCAACCATTGCAGCACCCAGCTTATGCATGACCGGCTTTAGTTTCCTGCCGCGTGACTCTATGGACTTAAGTACATTAACGATAGTCTCAATGCCCTTGGTTGTGACCTTTACTTCGACTTTATCGAGCTTATCTACCATCGCTCTAACGCCTTTTCCATATCAGTTAGTCGTGTTTTCGTGGACTGCAGCGCCGGTCGTGCCAATGCCGAAGGTTCAACCGGAGCAGCAGGCGCAAACTCTACACCCGCCAGTCCGTCTAATAGAGCATCATCCAAAATATCCTGCAAATCAGCTTCGGCCCGTTTAATTAGTACTTCAGCTAAATACGGTTGGTGTTTTTCCGGCCTATTGGAATAATCACGCTCAATCGCAAAGGCGGCTGCAAAATTGGTGGCCACGCTTTCAATAATAGAAGGTACAGGGTCCACAAAGGGGACCTTGTACCTTCTGCGCAGCTTAATATCAATCCGGGCCTGTGCATCCTTGATAAATGGCTCAACCTCGGCCAACTCCAGCTCGCTTCCCAGCTTGGACTTTCCTAAAACTAATTCCGGTGTGGTGTACGGCATCCTTCACACCCCTTTTTTAAAATACTTTTCCCCTGCGGATATAGTTCGGATGGAACAAGCGCGGCAGGCCATAAATACCGACCGTTACATCCACATAGGGATTCTTTTCATTAGCTGACTTATCTTCAATCAGACTGAATTTCCCTGGCTGCGGCTTGTCTAACCCGCCGTTATGCAGCGTAATGGTGCTGCCAAAATCCATTACCTTTTCGCCCGGATAATCGCCATAGGCAACAATCTCCCCATCTGCAATGAAAGGCTGGAAATCTTCATCGTTATCCAGGTAACCTTCATCATAAATTTCAAAGTTGACATCCGGGAATAGCAGCTTTAAGGCCGAGGTAGCATTCAGCGGACTTAAATAGCCGGTGAAGTTTGACTGCTTCAACATATCAACGAACTTTGCGCTTTGAACCGCAAACCCAGCCGTAATGCTGTTCATGAATATGGTTCTGGCCTTTGCACCGGTGCCGCGATACCCCTGAATTAACATAGTCAAGAAGCCGATCGGATCGCTGGTTGCCGTAGCGGTCCATTTTTTCTGAACATCGGCTGAAATATCCAAAGCATTGGGCATACCGAAAACAACTGTAAACTTCACATTGTTTTCATCAACGTGGATTGCATTCTTGGTAAGCATCTGCCAGATCAGCCATTCAATCCGTACCTCAAGGCGCGTATCCTGCTGAAATGCCAGATTGTATACGGCTTCGCGCGCGGCTCGCTCGTTAATCGTACCGGCTTTACGCAAATTCAATAGCTTTTCTTCATCTAACCGACCGGTATCTTTCCAATAAGCGGTCCCGGAGCGTTTGGTCTCCATTTTTTCTGGTTGAACAGTTTTCGGATTGGTTCCGATTTTATGAGCGCTGGTCATTCCTTTGACAGCATGTAGTACATCATACTCAATCTCGCTGGCATACACCGGGACAACAGGGCAGATTCTCTTGCCGATAAACTTCGTGGTGTCACTCACGCGATTACGCACCACATGGGTCAACTCGCGGGTGGAAGGAAATGCAAATTTCATTGTGGTCACTCTCCCCTTAATTCAATTTAGATAATAATCAATCCATCAAGCTCACGGGCGAATAAATCGGTCATTGCATTCGCATCGAGGCCCGTCAGCTTATCCTGATAGAAAATTCCTTTGATATAGGCCGTCGCTACCAGAGGTTCCTCACTGGCAGGCACCGGCTCCCCTAAAATTACCTTGGCTTTTTCAGTTCCGTCATTATTGGCATTATTATAAGGATCATAGAGCTTATCAGCCGTAATCTGTCCCATGACCATACCAGTTGGAAGCTCTGTGGCTTGCGGCGCAACCGTTATTGCAATGGCCACTTCAGAACCAAGAATAGCCCGGATCTCCACCATTTCATAAACCGCAATTGTCTGCGTACCCGTAATCATCACCATTTTGTATCATCCTTTCGCAAAATAAAATAACACCCGAATCTCCAGGTGCCTTTAAATCTTATACTTACCGTCAGCAGTGATTTCCCCGCCCATCATTCTGATGTCTTCATCACAAGCCAGTTTTAGCTTTTCAGAATCATCACCAGTGGATTGAGTCCCGCGTTGCTCCAGCGGAATACGATGAGCTTCAGGCAGTGCCAGAAGCATTTGCCGCATCGCTTCAGCCTGGCAGATTTCTTTTACTTCCCCGCCTTGTGCCAATTTGAAAACCGTTTGACCGGCATCAGAATTAGCCAGTGCTTTCCAGTTTGCAACCATGACGGGAGGAATCCCCAGACTAACCAGCTCCGCAGCCTGCTTTTCAACTTCGGCCAGTACCCTGGCCTGTTCGGAAAGTTGGGCCTGCTGCTGGGCCAGTTGAAGCTGATTCTCCAGCATCTTGTTCATGTCAGCCAGTTTCTGCTGAGTTTCCTCCTGCTGTTTTTTAATTTCCTCGCTTTCTGCTTTCTGCCCGGAAATAAATCCTTGCAGCATTTCCATAAACCGTTTTAATAATTCTTCCACTTTGCTCTCCTCCTTAATATAATCACTACAATCCAGATAAAACATATCCGGTGGATTGGCTAATAGCGTTGCCTCCGGCAAGCGGGTTAAAAAAGGCTCATTGGTCAGCGCAATGGCCGACAGCAGCGCCCCCACAGACTTTCCGGTCTCCCGGTCGATACCGTTTGGCGTATATTCAGCGCTGGCAAAACGGAATCGCTTGGATTTGATATTCTCAGCAGCCTGTTCGGTAGTAGGCTCAACTTTAGCCGCCAGCACATTCCCCTCTTGCTTGATGTCCTTTACCCAGCCTTCGGCAGGGGTTTCACCAAAGACATCCTTACTCCCCTTGTCATGACCAAGCCGGATAAAAGGTTCTGTGCCCAGGACATTATCACGAAAGTTCTTTATGATCTGATCAAAGGTTAACTGGCTCACCGTTATTTTTCCATATAGCGGATGTTGCCAGGTTCCCAATCTAAGGAACGGAATTTTTAACATTTGCATCTTTGTTTCACCTCCTCTCACTACACTCATCTAATAGCCTCACCGCAAGTGATTTTTAATAGCGTTATTTCGCGTTATAACGGCGTTACCAGCTTTTAAATCCTTTTACAGATACTTTCCTATAAGTCAATGCTCCCAATAGCATACAGGCCATTTTTCACGCTGCCACTTTCCACCCTTTCGGCAGTGGGGCCACTTTTGACCAATCTGTGCTTTCCGGGGTAATCAGTTCTGCCTGATAGCGGCTAAACAGCGGTGACAAGATCGACCGGCAGCGGCCATGCAGCGGCGGGATATTTGCAGACATTTCGGCACTACCCATCCGCAGGATCAATCCATGGCGGCTGCGGCACTGGGAGCTGGTTCGACCATCCAGCACGGCACTGAAACGTAAATAGTCCACCTCGGCATCATAAAACCCGGCCAGCCTTCCCCGGTTATAGACATAGGTGCTTTCGGTCGTTGTAATCAGCTCTCCCCGGTCATAGTTAACCTGGGCCAGCTCGGTCATCGCTTTTATCGTTTCCCTGCGATATCCGTTTTGCAAGTG